CGGGGGCGGCGCTGGCGCTGACCACGCGGGTGACCAGCAGCCGCGTCTCCCAGGCCAGCAGCGCCTCCACCGCCGCCGTGTAGATGTTCATCAGCGTCTCGCGGTTCATCGGCGCGTCGATCAGCTCGAACAAATCACTGCCATAGCCGCGGCGCATCACCCGGCTGCCCTTCGGCGTCGTCAGTATATCCCGGATCGACTGGCGCAGATGCGCCAGATCACCCAGGGCCTTGCCGGTGGCGGCACTCATCCCGATCATGCCGGGGAGTCTCACCCTAGCCGGGCGGGGGTTCCTCCCGTGGGTTTTCTAGGGAGATCAATAGCAAACTGCCTGCGCACTTGCCGCGCTGAAGCCTCCACCCTGTTTGGTTAGACTGACTTTTGAATACATTAAGATGGTGACAGATGCGGAAGCAGTGAATACTACAACCGCAATCAAACGTGGCAACCTGAGCTTGATGCCAGACTGGAGAAATGATGTTCAAACCATTAAAGCTACTCTTCGACCGCGTAGAAACGCATGGCACCGACTCAGACACGACCCTGTTCACGGAATTGCTCTACGTGGGCGAATTCATCATTAAAACCACAGCAAGCGCAATGGTCGCGCTCGTTCAGAACGACCGGGATGGCCACCGATACAGGCTGCTTCATGCGCTCGTTCGTGCGGATGGCGTTGGCGAGTGGGCTGCGGTTATTGATCAGACGCTGACTGGCCAAGCTAGTCAGCTCCTGGTTTCTAGAGCACTCGACATGCGACGGACATTTACCGAGAGATCTGCTCCTGGATCTTGGCAGGACCAAGCGGTTAAAGCCCTGTACTCTGTTCTTGCTACGATCTATCCAGAAGCAAGCCAGCCTGCTGAGAGACCCCAGCTAAGGAGCTGGTTCACAATTTTTGCAGAGCTTCGCAACAAGACTAGAGGTCACGGTGCTATGACGCCAGCAACTGCTTCTAGACTTGTTGTACCCTTAAACAACGCAATCCGCTTAATGGCGGATAACAATCCCATATTCAACGTACCTTGGGCTTACCTTCACAGAAATTTATCTGGAAAATACCGCGTCGTACTCCTCGGAGGAGAGGAAAGCATTTTTGCTGAGTTAAAAACCGCAAGAGATGAGAATGCCGACCACTTAGCATCCGGCATCTACATATACGTTGATGGCTATCAACGGGTAGAACTGTTGCACACTGACACTGATGTCACTGATTTTTTCGTTCCGAACGGAGCATTCCGGAACAGCTCATATGAACTTCACTCTTTGATATCCGATAATCGCCATCGAACAGATGCAACGGCATACCTCTTGCCTGCCACTGACAGGCCAGCCAGCGAAACAGCAGGAATCGGAGCACTTGAAGCACATGGAAATGTATTCAGCAATCTTCCACCCAGCCCAAAGGGATATGTCCGACGCACAAATTTGGAGAAAGAAATAAAAGATACCCTTCTAAATGACCGCCATCCTATCGTTACATTGGTCGGTCGGGGCGGGATTGGAAAGACGTCCGCAGCATTGGCTGTTTTGCATGACCTGGCTTTTCTGGACAAGTTTGACGTAATTTTATGGTTTAGCGCTCGCGATATTGATCTTACGATGTCTGGACCAAAGGCTGTAAGGCCACAAGTCTTGACCGAGAATGAAATTGCAAAAGAGTACCTTGAATTAATTGGACATCGTGATGACCACAAAAAAGTAGCACCCGCCACCATACTAGCTGGGCATATGACATCAAGCCCATTAGGCAAGACACTGCTCGTGTTCGATAATTTTGAAACTGTTCGTAGTCCAATAGATCTATTCAATTGGATTGACACAAATATACGGTTGCCAAATAAGGTTGTAATCACCTCTCGCTTTCGAGATTTCAAGGCTGATTACCCTATTTCGGTCACGGGGATGGAAGACGGTGAAGCTTCTATATTAGTTGACAAAACAATTACCTCGCTTGGCATAGAGGGGAAGTTATCTTCCTACCAAATTCGGGAGCTTATAAGCGAGGCCGATGGACATCCTTATATAATCAAAATAATGCTAGGTGAAATTGCAAACAATGGAAAATACTCCAAACCTTCCATGCTGATTGCCCGGAAAGATGACATCCTTGATGCTCTTTTCGAGAGAACTTATGCCAATCTTTCTCCGCTAGCCTCCCGGGCTTTTCTTGTGCTGTGCTCTTGGAGATCACTTGTTCCTCAACTTGCCTTAGAAGCTACGCTAATGCGGCAAGGCGAGGAAGCCGTCGATCCAGAGACTGCCATAGAGCAACTTGTAAGAACTTCTTTGATCGAAAGGCTTACTGCCGCTGATGGCTCAGACTTTCTTGAAGTACCACTGACGGCAGCTACATTCGGAAAAAGAAAGTTAGAGGTCAGCCCAAGCCGAGCAATCATCGAAAATGACGTTCTATTCCTACAAGACGTTGGGACAACGACGGTCGCTGGACTGAAGGAAGGATTGGCACCAAAGATTGATGCACTATTTCGACGTGTAGCACGGAAGACAGCTATTGACCCGACTGCACTGCAAGACTTTAGGCCCGTTTTAGAGTTTCTATCAAATCACTACAAACGCGCATGGATTTTATTGGCTGATCTCGAAGCAGAAACGGGAAATCAAGAGAATGCCGCGGAGGCACTTAGAAGGTACCTCGCATCACAACCGGATCAACAGCTGGCGCAAAAAGCTTGGAACAAGCTTATGGGGCTATACCGCGAAAGCGGCGATGTTATTGCGGCGTGCGGTGCTTTTCTGAGAGCTTCAGCTATCGTGGAACCCCATTTTTCAGAAGTCAGCATGATCGCCAACTGGCTTAATAATTCCGCCGACGCTTGGAGTCATCTCCATACGACAGAACGTGCGACAATATTTGGCCCCCTCGCTAAAATGATGGAAGATGGACTTTCTGATGCGGATGCAACCGATATTTCTCGAGTCTCTTGGCTGTATCTTCATATGGGCAATGAAGAGCGAGCTAAAGACCTTACTCGGGAAGGACTGCGACGGGATCCTTCAAATATTTACTGCCTGCGATTGAGGGTAAAACTATTTGGGCATTAAGTCACACAGCGACTAGTTAGCCCCCTAACTCGGGATAAACGAGACCATATACCTGAGGTACTTCAATGTAGTGACCTTAAATGGTATCGTTCTTTGGGCGATCCATTCTTTTAGCCCACTGACAATCGCAGTGGGCAGAGGCTGCTATCTGGGCTAAAACTGCAAGCAGATTATAGTTGAGTTGGGTACGAAGCTGTCATCTTTGCCCTCAACGTTCCTCCTTAGGCTTAGGTCGTTCGGTCCCTACGCCTCAGCCGGGCTGGTGGCACCATCACGCGAATCGGTGTGATGGTGGGCCACCACACCAATGCCATTGACCGTGATATCGCCGCCGGTGACGTCGATCCCATCCCCCCGCATGACCAAGCTGGCGCCGCCCACGCGGAAGGTGATGCTGCCCCCGGCCGGGATCTCGATACTGTAGGCATGGGCCGCCCGGTCGTACCGCACCATGGCGCCATCCCTGTACCGCCGCACATGCACATCAGGGCTTGCCCCCGGCGCCGGATGCGCCTCCTGGAACAGCCCCAGCAGCACAAAGCCCTGGGCCGGATCGCCCAGCGGGCAGAACACCACCGCCTGCTCCCCCGCCTCCGGGCACCAGAACTCCGCATCACCGCCCGCGCGCGGGGCGAGCCAGGGCAAGGGCGGCGTATCCAGCCCGCCGCTGGTCACCACGCAAGTGGGCCGCGCCGCATCGGAGAGATCGACGGATTTGACCGTGCCCACCCGGATCATCTGCGCCACCAGGCGCCCCAGCTCAGAGAGCGCCCACATCACGGCAGCACCTTCTGATAATCAGCCGCATTGCCCGAACCATCCCCGGATAGCAGATCGCCGGGCACACTGCCCTGGCTGAACTCCTCCCACACCGACACGCCAAAATGCCCGACCTGCTGCCACTCCACGCGCCAGACCAGATACTGGTCCAGCTCCTCCGGCGCGAACACATCAGGATAGGCCCCGATCAGCTGGGCGGCGTTCACGGGCTGACCGAAGCGGTTCAGATGCACGAAGGCGCAGAGCGAAGCGGCCATGGCGCGGATCTTCCGCCCCACCCCCGGCAGGCTGGCAGGCAGGATGATGCGCGCCGCGAAGCGCAGCGCCAGGGCCTGCTGCCCGGTCCCGGGATCCTCATCATTCGCCCCCTCCATCTCCTCCAGATCGAGATAGAGTGCCGGCACCGGCCGGGCCCGCCGATCCTGCGGATAATCATCCACCACCCGGAAGCCCGGGAACTGCGCCCGCAGCCGGTCGATAATGGCCTGGTGGAAGAGCTCAAGGTCTAAAGCTGTGTTTTGGTCCGCCATTGCAATTCATGCTCGAACAGTTTGAAAAATTGCGCCTCAAAAGCCGCCGTGCCGAGCACCCGGTCCTCAATATACGCCTCGGCGGGTGCCACGATCTCGAGATACTGCTTGACCAGCGGCATCCGGCCCCGGCCCTTGCGCTTGAACACCGCCAGGGCGCCGTTCTTCTGCCGGGCCACAAACGCCCCCTCGACAAAGTGCCCCGCCACCCTCACCCCCGCCCCTGTCTGCCGGGGCGTGCCCAGCCGCGCATATGAGATCGGATCGAGGCCATACCAAACCTTCATCCCCTGCTCCGCGCCGCGCCGGGCGAGCCGGAAAGTCTTGAGGCGGCCGCGCAGGATTTTCTGCTGCACGCGCAGCTCCTTCGACAGCCCCTTGATCGATTGCGCCCGCAGCCAGTTCGCCATCTTACGCAACGCCGCATCCAGCGCCTTGTCCAGCTGCGCCGGCGTGGCCCTGAACGAGGAAGCGATCCGCTCCAGCCCCTCAGTATCGAATTCCAAATTGACGAGGCCGCCCGCCCCGCCGCCCCGGCTCATGCCGGCGGGTCCAGCGGCGCCAGGCGGATGATGCCCCAGCCGCTGCCATCATTCTGCGGCAGATCCGCCACCTTGTAGCTGGTGCCGTCGATCAGCACGGTATCAAAATGTGATACCGCCGTGACCTCGGCAAAGCTGCATTCCAGGCGCGGATTGGCGAGGTCGATCTCGTACTCGCCGGTATGGGTGTTGAGCGTGGTGTCCTCAAAGATGCCGGTCACGCTCAGCGTGGCGCCGGAGGCAAGGCTGAACACGGCGAGCGTGGCGAAGCCGCCATCCTCATCCGTGTCCAGGAACTCGCCCAGATCCTCCCAGCTGGGGGCTGGCATCAGGCCTGAGCCGTCTCAACGGCCGGTGCCGTGGGCTCCTGCTGCGTCTGGGACGTATCAGCAACCGGAGCGGCATCAACCGCCGGTGCCGGGGCCTGCTGCGCGCCCGGCACCGGCACGGTGGAGGCAATCACCGGCTTGGCATCATCATCACTGGTGGCCAGCTCAACCTTGCCGCCATCCAGCAGCTGCCTGGCCTCATGCTCCAGCATCTCGATCAGCTCGCCGCTGGCGATGATGCGGCCCGCCACCACGAACGGATGGATGACCTTCAGCACAATCTTCTTCACTTCCATGTTCAGCCTTTCAAGAATTACGCAGCCGCCGTGGCCGCCTTATTGGCGTAGGTGAAGGAGCCGATGCGGCGGATGTTGAGATCAACATCCTGGAACACCACGATGCGGGTGCCGCCGCTGGTGCTCAGGCTGTACGGATCCACCATCATGTCGAGCCCGCCCCACATCGCCACGATGTAATCAGCCCAATTGCCGAACCAGACATCGCCATTCTCGATCTGGTTGGTGGTCTCCACCGCATAGCCGTTGATGGTGTTGCCCTGCTCCCAGATCGTGGCGCTGCCATTCACCCCGGGGAATTTCAGCGTGGTCTTGGCGGCGCCACGGGCGCGGGCATTGATGACGTAAGCCATGCCGTCCACATCCGCATTGGCGGCGGCGATGTCCGTCTCCATCTGCACGAATTCCTGGTAGGACGGGTTCACCTCCGCCAACTGCACGGCATGGATGCCGGTCTGGTACAGCAGCCCCTTGGGCTGGCCGCCGCTGCCGGTGGCGTAGAGCACCGCCTTGTCCACCGCCAGCGCCATCACCCGCAGCAGATCATTGCGCACGATCAGCTCGGCATCCGGCGTCGCCTGCATCATCAGCCGGCGGGTAATGTCGGTGAACGCCGCCATGGATTTGGGGGTAAAATGGATCTGATCCAGCGCCGGAGCGCTGTCAGACGGCGCCCCGCCCTCGCCCACCCAATAGGCCTGGGTGGCATCGGTCTGGCGCGGGATGTCGACATTGCCGACCAGCCCGCCCATCGCGGTGACGCGCTTCAGCGCCCAGGTCTTGTTGCGCAGCAGCTCGATAAAGCTGTCCGACAGCAGGCTCTGCGCCACGATGTTGGAACCAGCCCCCGCCGCCGGGGTGGTGGTGGAGAAGGCGCGGTTGAGCACATCCGCCGGGATCATGATGCCGCGGGATTCCTTGCCCAGCTTGTCGGTGGCGGCGCGCGAGCATTCGAACTCGAACGCGGCATCCTTCTGGAAGCCGGCGTTCAGCGGATTGGCCAAGGCCCGCACCGCGCGCATCAGCGAATAATTGCGCACCTCGCGGTCGGTCAGCCCGACCTCGGCCTCGCGCACCTGCTCGGCCATCGGCTTGGCCGCGCGCTGCTGCGCGTATTTGGCCAGCAGCTCGCGCTGCATGTCATCCGGGGCCTTGCCCTCGGCGATGCAGCGCAACGCCAGATCCGTGGCGCCATAGGAATTGCCCAGCTCGGTCAAAGCCCGCACGCGGCTGCGCTCAGCCTCCTGGCCGCGCTGCTGCGCCGCCTGCGCCTCGGCGCCAGCGCGCTCAATCACCTCCAGGATCTCGATGATGGCGCCGGTCTCATCCACCTTGGCGCGGACCAGATTGCCGGAACCATCCCGCAGGATTTTCTCATTCATGCATATGCTACCTTCAGAACTTCGGAGGCTCCGACCTTGGGCAAGAGCCGGGCGCGGTTCCTCCCGTGGGTTTTCCCAGGCGCGGCCGACGCCGACGCTGGCATCGGCTGGCACCGAAACAAAACTGATCTCATAAGGCTGCCATTCGGTGATGAGGTACACATCATCCCCGGCGCGCTCCTCCTGCAGCCGCATGCCGTTGACGATGTAGCCGACCGAGACTTTGGTGATGATCCGGTCCGCCACATCCCGCATCAGCTGCTCGCCCGCTGGGCTGCGGCTGAAGCGCACCACGGCGCGCCCCACCCGGTCAGCATCGACGCGCGCGGATTCCACCACCCCGCGCTGATCGCCCCAATCATGCATCCACAGCACCGCCGCGCCATCATTCAGCCGCGACAGATCCACCGCCCCCGTTGCGTGCGACAGCACCTCCAGCCCGAACCAGCGCGGCACCTCCGCCGCCTCCGAGCTGAACGACAGCTCCACCGTGCGCGCCACGGTATCAACCTCGCCCAGCCCCGCCTCACGGCGCAGACCGCCCTGGGCGCGGATCTCCGCCAGCCGCGCGGCGACTTTGTTTTTATCAAGCATCTTACTTATTCCCTTGCGATTCCGGCGGTGCCTTGGCCACCGATTCATCGCCCTTATTCGGAGAGGCCTCCGGCGCCGGCAGCAGCCCGAAGATCACGCTCAGCAGCGCCTCGGGAATGCCCGCCGCCTTCAGCTGCTGATAATCATCCGCCAGCTCGCGGAAGACCTGGTCCGGATCCCGCCCCTGCTCGCGGATCACCTGCGAGGGCGAGGTCAGCCCGGCGCGGATCGCGGTCACATGCGCCGTCACATCGGATTTGGGATCAATCCACGGCCAGCGCCGCGGCTGGCAATGCACCTCGGCATAGATTTGCAGCTTCGCCGCCGGCAGCGGCGCGCCGGACTTCTTGACGATCAGCCCCTGCAGCAGCGCGTATTTGAGCCATTCCTCGCGCACCGGCTGGCACAGCGCCTCGATCAGCCATTGCTGCAGCTCTTTCCAATGCTCGCGCACATCCAGCGCGCCCTGGCGGATGCTGGAGAAGTTCACCCCCTCCAGATCTCCGGCCAGATCGTTGTACATCACCCCCATGCCGGCGGCGGCACCGCGCAGCATCGCCTTGTTGAACACCGCGAACTCGCCGCTCGGATATTGCGGGTTCCACTCCGCGATTTTCGCGCCCTCGGGCAGCTCATGGAAGCTCAGCGGCTCGGCATTGATCGAGCCGGCGACATCGGCCTCATCATCCGCCTCCGGGCCAAAGCCCTGCTCATACTCGATAAACCCCATCTTCGAGGCGCTGGCGCGGGCATTCTGCACCGCCGCATCCTCAAACCCCTGCAAATGGTGCAGGCGGAACAGGCTGGTCGAGGCCCAGGGCAGGCCGCGGCGCTGCCCGGCCATCTCCTGCACAAAGCCGTGGAGGATCTGTTCCGCCGGGATGCGCACGAAACCCTTGCCGTTGATGCTGTAATAATACGCATCCCACTCATCCATGCTGGTGAAGTGATAGGCCACCGGCTTGCCGTAGCGGGTGAACTCGATCCCCTGGCGGATGAAGTTGCCCTGATCGCCAAAGCGGTAATTCTCATACTTCACGCTCAGGCGCTGCGGATCGAGCATCTGCAGGGCAAAGCCATGCGCCCCCGCCTCCTCGCCCCAGATTTTGCGGATGATGAACTCGCCATCGCGCGCCGCATGCTCGAGCGCCAGGCATTGCAGCGCCCGCCAGCTCAGCTTGCCGGTCACCTCGCAATTGCCGGGCTTGCCCCATTCCTTCCAGGCGGCATCGATGGCGTCATTCGCATCCTTGTCGAACTTGCCGTTGCCGCGCTTGGCCTTGGCCTGCATCAGCACGCCATGCGGCCCCACCACGTTCTGGCGGACCTGGCGGATGAAGCTGCGCACATAATCATTATTCGACCATTGCTCGCGCGAGCGCGCCACCAGCACCGGCTGGCGCTGGCTGATATACACATCCGGCGAGACCGGCGTGCCGCTCCACGCATCCTTCGGATCAACGAACGAGGCCTTGAACATACCCCCCAGCACCGGCAGCATCCGCCGCCGGCGCGGCGGCGGCGCGGCTTCGGATAGTGGTGCTGCTGGTAATGGTGATGCTGGCATGGCCGCCGCCTGCACCGCCTGCGCCGCGCCACGGTGGCGGCGTGGCCAGAATGGCAGCCTCACAGCCCGAACCGCACGGCGATGGCGCGGCCAAAGCCCCGGCGGCCAGAAGCAGCGGCACGCTCACGCCGTACCCGCGTGGCATAATAAGCGCGCAGCTTGAGCAGATCCGCCACCGCCATGCGGTACAGCTCACGGTTATTAATCCGGTAGCGCTCCTGATCGCGCGTCGCCCGTTTGGCCAGCACCGCGTCGATGGCGTCCAGCGCGGTCTCCGCCTCGCTGCGCCCGTCATAGGCCCCAGCGGCGGCAGACAGATCCGCCAGCACCGCGAGCTGCCCGGCCCCGGCCTCATGCACCGCCACGCCGTCCGTCACCCGCAAACTGAACCAGTAGCGGCCAGGCGCCCATTTGGCTGTGACCGCCGCATCCGCCGCCAGCAGGAAGCTGGTGCCGTCCGCGTCAGCCTCGGCCGCTAGGTCGATCGCCTGGGCCCCGCGCAAGTTCAGGGTCAGACGCCAAGCCGTGGCCGGGTAATCCCCCAGCGCCAGTTTGGCGCGGAACGTGGTTCCGGCCTTAATCTCCGGCGGCAGCGCCGCCGGGTTCTGTGTGCAAAATTCCATTCATCACCACGAGGTCGCCCAATTTTTGCCAATCCGGGCGGTCCGCAGCTTGCGGCGCCCGGCCGAGGCGGCACTCTGCTTGGCCGGAACAGCCGCTTCCTCCCGTGGGTTTTCTGGGGCGGGCGGCGCGGGAGCAGGCCTGGGCGCCTGGGGCGCTGGTGATGAAGGCACGCGGTCCGGCCGGGGTGGCGGCGGTGGTGGTGAATCGTTTGGCGGCTCGCTTTGCTCCTGCACCTGGTACAGCGGCACACCCATGCGCTCCGCCAGGCGCTTCAGATTCGGGTTCATGATTTTCAGCGCCGCCAGGGCATAAACCCGGCAATCCAGCGCCTCGTTGCGGGCCTTGTCCGGCTTGCGCCATTCCCGCACCGGGAAGCCCTTGATATAGCGCGTCACCAGCGTCTCCGCCGTCAGCTGCTTAAAATACTCCTCCTCCCGCTCCAGCGGGAAGTGGCAATAGCCCGGGCCCGGCCGCGCCAGGTTCAGCCGGCGCATCACCACCAGCTTGGCCTCATCCACCCCGACGGTGAACAGATCCACCGGCCGCCCCTTGCGCCCCGCCTTCTTGCGGCTCGGCGCCGCCGCGATCGGGCTGCCCCAGCTGCCGCCGCCCTTGATCGCGAATAGCCGCCGCCCGGTCCGCCCGCGGGCATATTCATAAGCGGCCTGGGTGTGGCCGCCCCGCCCGCCCGTATCCAGGCAGGCGGCGGTAATGGGCAATTCCACCCCGCTCTCATGGGTAAACGTCCCGGCCAGCAGATCGTCGAGATCCTCCCACACCTCCTGCTGCAGCGTGTCGCCCCACAGCACCTCATGCGCGACCGACCAGGATTCCTCGCCCAGCCCCCAGGCCACAACCTCCACCTCGAGCCGGTCCTCCTGCATGTCGATCCCGGCGGTCAGATACAGCCCGCCCAGCGGCACCCGGGCCCGGAACAGCGCCCGCCGCT